GACTGCGTCGAGGCCGAGGATGACAATATCGACCTGAAAGATGAAGAGGCTGTGCGCCGCGGGCTTCAGCAGGCCTACGGCGACTCGTACTGGGTTGATATTGATGGCCTGATCGCTGCTATCCAGGACCCTCGGACTACGCCTGCACAGGCGTATCGTTTCTACCTGAATAAGATTCAGGAGGGAGCGGATACTTGGATTCCCAGGCCGAAATGGGATGCGCTGGCGGATAAAAGTGATCCCATCCGGCCTGGGGACCAGATCGCTATAGGTTTCGACGGCTCACTCTATAGCGACTCGACGGCTATTGTGGGCTGCCGCCTGAGGGACGGGAAACTGTTTCTCATCCATTTGGATGAGGATCCGCATATTCAGGGCCGGGAATGGCAGGTGGATGTCCTGCTGGTGGACAAGAAGATGCGGGAGGCGTTCGAGACCTACCGTGTCGAGTGGGTTTATGCGGACCCGTCCTATTGGCAGAACACGGTCGGCCAGTGGGCGCTGGATTTCAAGGAGAAGGACCGGGACAATCGCGATATCGTCTTCGAGTTTTCCCCGGCCCGTCTTAAGCCTATGGCGGCGGCGGTTGAGCGTTTCCAAACCGCCGTCGAACAGGGCATGGGTATTTGCCACGACGGCAACCCGGATCTTGCCCGGCATATTTCTAATGCGGTCACGTACGAGTCCCATCAGGGGATTCTGATCCGTAAGGAAAGCAAGAAGTCCAGGAAGAAGATCGACGCCGCTATTGCGGCGGTTTTGGCGTACGAGGCGCGGGCTGACGCTATCGCTGATGGGCGGATGAAACAGCGTCGGCTCGGCCGCCTGAGGAGCTATTAAAGGAGGTTGGCCCTTGGATATCGGCCGAGTGGGGGGCCGACCAGAAACGCCCCTTGATTGGATTTCCTACCTTGAGGGGAAGCTGAACGCCCAGCGGGCGAATAACCAGAAGTACATCACCTACTATGATTCTGAGAATCGGGTCCTGAACTATGCCCAGAAGAAGTTCTCGGAGATTTTCGGGGACATGTTCCAGGGCTGGCGGGATAATTTTTGCCCGCTGATTGTGGACTCGATTTCGGAGCGTCTTCGGATTCAGGGTTTCCGTATGGGGCCCGAGGAGGCGGCGGATAGGGAAGCGCACGAGATTTGGCAGCGTAACCGTTTGGACGCTGACCACAACTCGGCGCATATCGACACCCTGGTGACTGGGCTTTCTGCGCTGGTGGTGTGGGCGGATGAGCAGGACCGCCCAACTATCACGCCGGAAAGCTCGAATGATGTGGTGTTTCAGTACGAGCCAGGTTCGCGTCGCCGCGTGATGGCGGCGATGAAACATTACGTGGATGACTGGGGTGGCGAGTATGTGACCCTGTGGCTCCCGGACCGGGTTTACCGGTCCACCCGTATTGCGCACACGGACAGGTGGGCTGAGCCTGAGGAGGAACCTAATCCGCTCGGCGTGGTGCCGGTTGTTCCGCTGGTTAATAGAACCAGGCTGAAAGTGGAGCCTTTTTCAGAGTTGGCTGCTATTATTCCTGTACAGGATGCGATCAACAAGATCGCGGCTGACGCTATCGTGGCGTCGGAGTTCGCCGCGTTCCCGCAGCGGATTATCAGCGGGGTGGAGCCTCTTCCGGATGAGCCCACCGAGGAGGATATCGCCCAGGCCCGTGCCTCTGCGGTCAAGGCGTACATCGACCGTATCCTTACGCTTGATAACCCGGATGCGAAGTGGGGCCAGTTCCAGGCCGCCGACCTGAAGAACTATGTGGCCTTGATCGACATGCTCGTGCAGCATATGGCGAGCCAGAGCCGGGTCCCCTTCCACTATTTCCTTCTTAATGGTGGCCAGGCTCCCTCGGGTGAGAGCATTACGGCGGCCGAGGCCGGGCTTGTGGCCAAGGCGCGCGAGCGGATGCTGCATTTCGGGGAGGCCTGGGAGGACGCTATGCGGCTCGCTTTCCGGGTGAAGGGTGACCTTGAGCGGGCCGAGGCGTATGACGCTGAGGTCATTTGGGAGGACCCGGAGTACCGGTCTAAGGCGCAGCTTGCGGACGCTCTTCTGAAGATGAAGGAGCTCGGGGTTCCCGAGCGTCAGCTTCAGGAGGAGTACGGCTACACGCCGCAGCAGATCCGCCGCTTCGACAAGATGAAGGAGGCGGAGATTAAGCGGATGAAGGAGCTGGCGGACAAGTACGGGGCTGGCGACATGCTCGGCCTCGGTCAGCGTCCCGGCCAGCCAACCTGGTCTAACCGTGGCGAGGCGAAGCCTAAGAGCCCTTACGACAAGAACGCTTCGGTGGAGCGGCAGAAGCGCTCCGCCTAGTTCTTTCTTCTACACATGCCCTAGCCGACATGGCGTGGGGCTTTTGACGTCCCCAATCCGACATGGAGAGGAAATCTTTTCGCGATGGATGACAACAGCACGCCTGTGAACGACAACAGCACCACCCAGGTCGACGGCGTCTCCGGAGCGCCGGACGACAGCGCTCAGCAGCAGGAGTCCGCGCCCGACATGGACAAGGACTGGAAGGCTGAGGCGGAAAAGTGGCGGTCGCTCTCCCGCAAGCACGAGGACAACTGGAAGAGGCTTTCCAAGGAAATTGAGGAGCTTCGTAAGGCCCAGATGTCTGAGCAGGAGCGTGCTCTCCTGGAGGCTGAGGAGCGGGGCCGTAGAGCGGCTCTTGAGTCCATCGCGCACGAGCGGGCCCAGCTGAAGTTGGAGGCGGCCGCCGCCAAGGCGGGCGTTGACCTGAGCCCGATCGCTGAAATGCTCGACGTTTCCCGGTTTATTGAGGATGGGTCCGTTAGTGAGGACCGGATTACGGGTTTTGTTGAGCAGCTGGCCAGCAAGTTCGCACAGCCTAAGGGCCCCAAGTATCCGCAGGGGCTCGGTATTGGCCCGCAGTCTAGCAGCTCTAAGCCGCCTCAGCTGACGCGGGCAGATCTGCGGAGGATGACCCCTCAGCAGATTGTGGAGGCCGACGAGAAGGGCCTCCTGGAAGACATCAAGCGCGGACTCATTTAAGAGTCGGATTGGAAAGAGAAGGTAGATGGCTTTCGATTCGGTCACTCACGGCGAGGTTAAGCCGGGTTTCGTTCCTGAGATTTGGTCGGCGCAGCTCCAGGTGAAGCTGGAGGGTGCGCTCGTTCTCGCGAGCGGCCTTGTCTGCAATAGGGATTTTGAGGGCGAGATTCGGAATGTGGGTGACACCGTCCACGTTCCGATGGAGCTGCTGGACCCGACTGTTTCGTCGTACCACATGCAGAACGGTCTGTCCACGCCCGAGGAGCTGACTCTCCTTGACACCTCGGTGACTATTACCGAGGCGGACGCGTTCAACTTCCGGGTCGAGGACATTGCGGCGGTTCAGAACGCTGTTAAGGGCCTGGTGGCGAAGGGCCAGGACCGTGCGGCGCGTAAGCTCGCCGAGAAGACCGACGCGTTTGTGGACTCCCTGATCACCGCGGCCGAGGCCTCGGAGGATGAGCGGGGCTACAAGGTCGAGAAGGTGGAGCGTGAGGCTCAGGATAAGGCTTATGAGGCTATCGTGGCAGCTAACCTGATCCTTGACAGCCACGATGTTCCGCAGTCTGGCCGGTACATTGTGATTTCTCCGCGGGTTCGTGCAGAGCTGCTGCTTGACGACCGTTTCATTTCGGCGGACAGGTACGGCGCGGGTAGCGTCATCACCAATGGTGAGATTGGCCGGATTCTCGGCATGCCGGTTTACATGACCACGGTCATGTATGACCGGGACATGGTGATCGGCCACCAGATGGCGGTCACGTTCGCCAACCAGATTACTCGGGTGGAGGCGTACCGGCCTGAGAAGTTCTTTGCGGACGCTGTGAAGGGCCTGCACGTTTATGGCGCTAAGGTTCTCCGTCCGGAGGCGCTTGTGACGGTTTACCCGGCGGCAGAGGGTGACGACAACGGCAACGGCGAGGGCAGCAACGGCGAGGGCAGCAACGGCGAGGGCGGCAGCGACGATTAGGGCTGATCTCGTCTGATTATGGCCCCCGGTTCCGGCCGGGGGCCTGGTCCTGCCCAGGAAAGGAGGGCCATTGCTCATAACCCTGGCTGATGTTGAGGCCCGCGCCGGGCAGCTGTTCGGGGACGATCAGGTTCATAGGGTCAACGCCTATATTGAGGATGTTA